AACCGGCGGCGACGCATCTCACTAACTCCACCTAGTTCCCGGCCGAGGTGAGGCGGAACAGGGCGGCGAGTTCGCCAAGCCCGGCTCCGTAAGTGCATTCGATGATCTCGTTGTCCACGCTCGCCTTCTCATCACCGAAGAATTGATAGGTGAAGGCCAGCCCGGTCTGGTCGTCGGTGATTTGCTCATAGGCGACCAATTTCTTCAGGACGCCCGGAGGCGGCATGATCGGCGCGGTCGCAATAAGCAGCGCGCTGGGCCACGCCATGAAACCGGCGAGGTTGAGATCCGTCCCCGCCGTGACGGCGCCGTCGCCGCCGCGGATGAAGTTCGCGACCGGAATCTTCGGATCGTGGATGATGTTCTCGAACCCGTACAGGCCGCCGACGATGCCTTCGCGCAGGACATCGGTCGTGCCGATGGCCAGCAGCGGAGTAATGCCGGGGTCGATGGCCAGGTTCGTGTAGTAGGCCGGGGCAAGCACGACATTCCGGCCGCGGATCGGCCAAAACGCCGAGATCGCCGCCTGAAGCAAAACATTGCCGACGATGGTATGGTCGAAGCCGCCCGCCGCGCCCGTCCAGATCGCATTGGCGAAGTTGGTCGAGTTGATGAACGTGCCGAGGATGTCGCCGCGCACGTCGATGGCCAGTTGCTCGCCGGCCATGACCGAGAGCTTCTGGATGTCCAGCCAGGGCTGGCGCCGGATTTCGTAGGCCGAGAATTGCAGCCCCTTGTATTTGCGGCCGGAACCGGAAGTCGCCGTGCCGCCGCCCTTGCCCCCGACCAGAATCTGCTTGTAGAGGGTCTGCGAGGCGGGCGTGATGACATAACCCGCGGCCTGCGTGAATTCCGACGAGGCCGTGGTGTCCAGCGGATAGTAGGGAACCTCGACGTAATCGGTTCCCTCGAGCGGGACGATGCCGAAGTTATGGGCGAAGATGCTCAAGGAGGCAAACTGCCGGCGGAAGGCGCGCATCACTTCGGACAGGATGACCTGCCGGAGAAGCTGCGTGCTCATCGTGTTGGCGTTCTGCGGGCCGCCCATGGCCCAGCGGTCCCAGGCCTCCCGGACCGGGCCGATGAGGCGCGGGGCCAGCGGGTCGCTTTCGTTGATCGGCGCGATCATGCCGCGGGGCTCGGGCTTGTCCCATTTCATCAGGTTGCGGACCAGCCGCATCGCCTGACGCGAGTTCTGGCCGACCATGATCCGGGCCGCCATGTTTTCGGGCCCGCGGCCGTTGCGAGAGTAATACCCCTGCTGCTTGAGCAGGTTTTGAACCGAGCGGTCCACTTCCACAATTGAGCCGGGGTCGCCGACATCAATGGAGACCGGCTCATGGCCGGGAAGCTGGTTGGCCGGCAGCGAAGAGAGCCGGGCGATAATCGGATTTTCGCCCTTGTCGTTTTCGGGCGTGCCCAGAGCGATCGGCAGCCATTCGGCGATGGAGTTGACGGGGATTTTGCCCTCGCCGGCAATGCGGTCGAGCGCGTTTTGAATCGTCGCGCGCCGCTGGTTGGCGAAAAACGTGTCGAATTTCGCCGTGGCGCTTTTGAGATTGGCGGTGGCCGCCGTGAAAAGTTCCGTATCGGTCGCCTTCTTCGGCGCATCGGCGTCTCCTTCCTCCGGTGCGTCCGGCTCGGGCGCGTTCTTGGGCTTGTCACAGTCCTCGCAGTCGCAGTCGTCGGCGTGCTCGCCGTCCTTGCCGTTCTTGAACTTGACGGCGTTTTTGGGCTTCCAGCCCAAGACCAGCTCCTTGAGCTTGTCGTCGGAGTCGGAAGCGTTGAATTTTACGCCCAGCTTGTTCAGCAGGGCTTCCAGTTCCTTGCGGTTCATGATGTTTCCTGTTTCGTTATGTTGGTTGTCGCCCTGCTTGGGCTTTTGCGTTTTGCAGTTGCTCAGCGCCAGCAGCTTCGCCTTCATGTTGCGGACCTGCGTTTCGCTGAAATTTGAAATGGGCGGGTCTTCGGTGAGCCGGTCGATGAAGCCCAGCTTCATGGCCTCCTCGCCGGTCATAAGCGTCTGTTCGTTCATCAGCTCCAAACATTCGTCGGGCGTCATGCCGGTCCGGCGCGCGTACATCTCGGCGATCTGGCCGCTGGTTTTGTCCAGCTCGTCGGCCTGCCGCCGCATGTCCTCGGCATTGCCCATGACCAATCCCCAGGCCGGATGAATGAACATCTGCGCGTGACGCGGCGCCCGGATTTCGTCGAAGCTCATTGGCAGCCACGAGGCGACGCTGGCGGCCATGCCGTCGATGGAGGCCGTTTTTTTTCCCTTCCACTCGTCGAGCCGCGTCTTGATGGCCATGCCCTCCCAGACCGAGCCGCCTGCCGAGTTGATCCGCAGGTCGAGCGGGCGCGTGTTGGGAACGTCCTTGACGGCTTCGAGAAAATCCTTGGCGGTGAAGCCGCCGCCGCCGAAAGGGTCGTCGCCGATCTGTTCGTAAATCACAACCTCGACCGGCTCCTCGGTGGCCTTGTCGAATTTCACGTCGATGCGGCCGGACTGGAAATTCACGCAGCGGGTGGCCAGCCGGTTTGAAGAAATAAGCGCGTCGAGTTCGGCGTTGGTCGCACGTGCGTCAAAGCTGACGTTCCACGTTTTAAGCAAGCTGATTTTTTGGGCCCGGCTCATTTGTCGGCCTCCTCCGGTTTAGGCTGCCGCCCGCCGTCAAGCGGAATCTGGCCGGGCATCAAGGCGGGCAGCGTCACCTTGACGCCGAGGCTTTCCATGACCTTTTGCTGGCGGGCGAGCCGCCGCACGACGGTCATAAAGGAGACGCCCTGCGGCCCGAGGATCATGTCGTAGTCCGAGGCGCCGGCCGCCAGCTTCATAAGCTGGGCCTGCGTGGTGTAGCCGGCATCGACATTGCAGGCCTCGGGCTGCTGGATATGCAGGCAGTCGCGCCAGTCGGGCGGCGGGTCGGCGACGCGCGGGTCATTGTTGACCGCCCACTCCATGAACCAGACGACCGCGCTTTTTACGAAGTCCTTCCACTTCTGATAATCGCCCTTGAAGTAGGCGTCGGCGGCGTCCAGTTCGGCACGGACCTCGGTGCCCTGCGCGCGGGCGGACTCACCGGAAAGCTTTTGCATCACCAGACAGCGCGGGACATGGCCGGCGGAACAAACGCAGTTTATGAGAAATTCCCAGAGTTGGAGCGTCGCCTGGCTGGGCCGGTTGGGCGCGAGGTTTTCGACCTCCTCGTTCAACTTCATGCCGAAGGCGTAGGCGCCCGTCTCCTTGGAGAACACCTCGCAGCGTTTGGCCAAGTCCGCGTCGCCGGTGACCGGGGCCGGAGCCAGGCCGCGCGCCTTGTTCAGAATCTCGATTTTACGGTCAAGCGGATTTAGCTGGCCGCTGGCCGACTTGAATCCGACGGCGCGAATGGATTGCGTGTTCTGCGCCTTAAGCTCGATCTCGATCAAGTCTTCGAGCTTATTCAGGTCCACGGCGCAGGCGTAGAAATCGGAGAGGCCGCGGTATTGGTTGGCCCGGTGCGCGTTGAAAATGTGGAACACGTCGTCGAGGCCAAGCAGGGTGAAGGTGTCGCCCTGCTCGTAAAACGTGCCCATTGAATCGCAAACGAAGTAGCCGACCTTTTCCAAAATCTTGCGGCTGCCCTGATTGGTCACTTTGAATTGAACGCCGTCGATGAGCGTGTCGCCCTCTTCGCCGAATTTGTTCCACGGGCTGAACACCCGGTGCGCCTCGACCATTTGCAGGCAGGGCTTGAAAACTTTTACGGTGCGGTCCCCGACGGCGACGGCGCCGAGCCTGCGGGTCTTCAGGTAAAACATTTCGCCGTCGACCTTCTGGTCCCGGTAGCCGATTTTGAGCAGGCGCTCCATCGACTCCCCGTTCCAACCGCAGGCCTTGAACCATTCCTGGACGACGCGCTCGGCGCGGTCGTACCAAGTGCTTTGTCCGGCCGCCGCAATTTCTTCGGTGGCGTCCTCGGGATAAAACGAAACGTGCAACCCCGACGGGCCCACGGTGTAGCGCTCCCCGATTGAGATGACCGCCTCCAGGATGGCTGAGTTCTGTGACCAGTAACGCATCCGCCGAAGCATTTCGCGGCGCGTGACATAGTTCTGGTCCCAGCGCGCGTCTTGGACCAGCGAAGGCAGGTACGAATAATTTCCGCCCGTGAAAATCGGCCAGCCGCCTTCGTACCAGTTGCGGAAACCGTGATAGACCTTCCGGGCCAGATTGGATTTCGGAAACCGACCGGCGATAAACCGAGAGGCGTTCATGGCCGCCCGCAAAAAGGTCGGCGTCGAATGCCGCGCCTGCTCGGCCAGCAGAACCATGAATGGCGAGCGCGTCACCATGTTTGCACCCCGTTGGAAAGCGTCGGATGCAGCCGAATTTCGGAAACATCGACTTGGTATTCCGTGATGACGAGCAACCGCTGCCGCATCGCGTTATAGACCGATTCGTCGGTGTCGTCGGGCTGGTCGTCATCGTCCGCGTCCGCTGCCTCGCCGCCGGCCAGCGCCGCGTCGATGCGAATTTTTTCCTCGTCAAAAAGGTTTATGAGGTCGCGCCAGACGTTGGCAATCTGGACGGGCGTGTAGGAGCCGATGCCCGGGCCCCGGTAGGCCTGTGAAGCGGAATTCTTTGCCACGCTGGCGAGCGACCCGGCCGAAAACAGGCGCGTGGCCGCCCGCTCGAAGGTGCGAAGCTGGTCGCGCAGAGAGTTGGCCGTGGCCGGCGCGGCGTCCCAGGCGTCGTCGAGAAAGGCTTGATAAGTTTGGACGGTTACGTCCATCAACCAACACCTAGACCCCTAGGGAATCGAATGTCCAATCCCCTATCACGACACATCGCGACAGATCGCGACAATTACCGCCAAGCGAAAAAAGCGGACAGGGTTTGAACCTGCCCG